AAGTTCGGTCCTGAGAAAGTACAAGAAATTCAAGAAGCACTGCAACAACAACTCGATCTCCAACGCACTCCTGTGACTGGTTCTGGAGTCCCTTGGAACACACAACCTATTGCCTGAGGTAAATCGTGATCACTATCCTTGGCATCAAGGTTTCGTATGAGACCCTGGCCTTCTTTGCTTTGTTTATTGCTTCTGAATACCTTGGCATGACCAAGAAGCGTCGTGCCAACAGCGTTACCCAAATCATCTCAATGGCGGCTGCTTACTTCGGCAAGACTCGTACTGAAGACGACCAGATCCGCCGCTTCCGTCGTGCGCTACGCGGGAAGTAATCGTCATGGTACTGCTGAAGGTAAACCAATACTATCCTCAGCTTGACTCCGCAACAGCTCACGGAGATCGGATGTGTTTCTCATCGACATGTGCGATGGCTATCAAGTATCTCCGTCCTGATGCTCTGAAGGGTAGTAATGCAGATGATGATTACTTGAGAACAGTCCTTAAATACGGTGATACTACACTCTCCACTAGTCAAATTAAAGCCTGTCAGCAGTATGGTGTTTTCGCTTCCTTCTATCAAAAGGGAACAAGACAATCACTACTCAATGAACTAAAGGCAGGCTATCCCGTAGCTGTTGGCATTCTCCACAAAGGTCACGTCTCCAACCCTGTTGGCGGTGGCCATTGGATGCTGTTGATTGGTGATGACGGAGAACACGGCATCTTCCACGATCCATACGGTGAGATGGATAATGTCAACGGTGGCTACGTCAAAGTTGGCTCTGGTGGTAAGGAAATCAAGTACTCTTGGAAGAACTGGTTACAGCGTTGGGAAGTTGAAGGCAAAGGCACTGGTTGGTACATGACCTTCAGGCCGGTGCAACAATCCCGACCGCTAACCACCTACGACAACACCTGGGAAGGCGTCAAAGCTGCTGCAACTGCTGCAGGCTCTAAGCACCCTTCTGTTGTCGCTGCTCAATGGGCATTAGAGAGCGGCTACGGCAAGCACACCTCTGGTAAGAACAACTACTTCGGTATCAAAGGAACCGAAGGCCAAGGAACACTCAAACGTACTACTGAATTTGTCGGTGGCATGGAGATCAAAACCGACGCTTGGTTCAAAGATTACCCATCACTCTTTGAATGTGTCCAAGATCTCGTCAACAAGTGGTACAAAGACTACAAGAACTACAAAGGCGTCAACCGTGCAGCCACTGCTGAAGAGTGTGCTCGTCTTCTTGTCGTCGAAAAATACGCCACTGATCCCGCTTATGCGGACAAACTAATACGTATTTTGCGGGAACATGATTGAAGCCGCCGTATCTGGCACTATTGCCGTCTTCACAGCAGTTGTAGCACTGCATTCACGTATGCATAACCGTATTTCTGAAGTGGACAAACGTATCGACCAAGTTGAGCTGCGTATAGCTGAGAAGTACGTGCAACGTGAAGAACTAACTTCGGCCCTCCAGAAGATGGAAGATCACATGGTGAGGATCGAAGGAAAACTGGATAAGCTGATCTTTAATGAAAAAGTGTAAGTACTGCGAGCAGACCAAGCCCCTGAATGATTTCCCACGGCACAAGGGACATAAAGATGGTCATGCTGCAGTCTGCAAGATTTGTAAGCGTAAAAAGTACCCCACTACTACGCGTCAAAAACAAAAGGCGTACGAACGTCAGATCAAGCGTAATTACGGAATTACCGTCGAAGACTATGACGCTATGTACGCCGAACAAGGCGGCCTTTGTGCAGGCTGCCGACAAAGCAACAAGGGTTCACGCTTTCACATCGACCACTGCCACACAACGGGCAAGGTTCGTGGTCTTCTTTGCAACAAGTGCAACATTGCCTTGGGGCTTGTTGATGATCGAATAGAAACCCTAGCAAACTTAATAAGCTATCTAAGCTATGGCCAAACAAGTAAAAGCCACTGAAGATACCTTTAACGAACTCCATAACCTTGTCACTGCAGAACTGATCAGCCGTATCAAATCTGGTGAGGCATCCACTGCAGACCTTAAAGCAGCCTGTGATTGGCTTGCAAAGAATGACATAACCGGAGTTGCAATGGAAGGTTCCCCTCTTGATCAACTCGTCAACATCCTCCCCAAGGTTGATCCTGAATTAGTTCGGAGTCGAATGAATGGCACGCGATTGGAAAAAAGAGTATAGAGACCGTGCTGAATACTTGAAGTCATACCGTCGTGCTCATAAAAAACAAGATGCAGCACGAGCAAGGGCACGTCGATCAATGGGTGACATTCCTAGTGGTTATGAAGTCGACCACAAAGATAACAACCCAATGAATAACTCCCGTGAGAACCTAAAGATCGTTCCACGTAAAGCTAACCGTGCAAAGGGAGCACGTAAGACGAACGCTAAACGGTAATGACTCCCCTTCTTCCCTCGCCTGATCACTATCTCCAAAACCTAATAACCATGACAAGCCCTGAAGCAAAGCGGCTCTGGCGTAAAGCCATTAAAGAGCACTTCAATTGTCAATGTGTTTACTGCGGAGAAACTTATGACACTAATGAACTCACTCTTGATCATGTTCGACCTAAAGCATTTGGAGGTTCTGACCTTACATCCAATCTTGTGCCCAGTTGTAGATCGTGTAATCAGGCAAAGGGAAGTCAAAACTGGCTCCAATGGATGAGAGCCACCTTCGGTGAAAACCCCAACAAAGAACAGCTTATTCTCTCTTGGATTAACTAATTATGGCAACTCGTAAGAACAACTGGCTGAATGCCAAACCTGTGACCAAAGCTGGTGGTAAGTCTGGTGGTGCTCGGAACCCCGCCAAGCCGTATAACAAACCTGCCTCGACCTCTGGTACTCCTAAAGTCAAGACTAAGACTCAGAAGCTCCAACAAGCAGCTAAGACGAAGCCGTCTTCTCCTGCACCCAAACAGGTTATTAAAAAGCCAGTGACTCGTACTGGTCCTGTGAAAGGCCCGGTGCCTCCGAAAGGTTACTCTGCAGGTGCTGCAGGGATGCCTAACTCTGCTAAGGCACAACTCAATCTTCCAAAGACGGGCGCTCGTGCTGAACGGACTGCAACTCGTGCCATTCAACCTAGAAACACAGTCAAACCTCAGACAACATCTAGCCGTCCCCTTACGGCTGCTGATGGGCGCCCTGTAAAAATGGATGCAAAGGGCTGGCCAAAAGGTACAGAGAGCTGGGCATCGAACTCCACTAAGGCTGCTACTAAAGCTGCTGGACTAGGTGGCCGCATGCTCGGTGCTGCGGGTACTGCATTGATGATTCCTGCTGCCATCAAGAACATTGCTGATGTAGCTGAGCGTAACCGTCAATGGAACGCTTACAAGGAGCGTATGGGTATGAATAAGCCCACACCCACCACCAAGCCGTCCTCCACCACTGCTGGGCGTCGTACTGGTACTAACAATCGCAATGCGAACCTTTCAGTACCTACTAGCCCTGCTGGCACTCGTGCTGGTGCTGCTGCAGGCACACGTACTCGTTCTCGTACCACCACTCAACCTACTGCTGGAAAGGATTGGCGTTCTCGGGTTAGCAATTCTGATGTGAATGCTCTGCGTCAAGGTCAGAATGATGCCATTCGCAGCTACGGTAATAAGCCTGCTCCTAAGCCCACTACACCCGCTCCTACCCAATCCGGGGGTGGTTCCACTCAATCTCGGAGTAACGGTGGTGGTGGATCGTCTCGTCCTGCAGCACCACGCCCTCAGTCTGGTCCTACCTCCAATGCAGGTATGAAGAACCAGAACAAGACCTTTAAGGGCAACGTTTTTGAAAAGACCTTTGGTTACAAACCCGGTCAAGCTCCTGATCAACAGAAGGCCCGCTTCAAGAGCGTCGACAACAAGTTCGGTCAAGACTCCGGTTACGAAACCAAGACCAAGGTTGACGGAAGCAAGTATGCCGACAAAAAACCTGACATGAAGAAGGTCAAGGAGTATGACCGCCTTCGTCGTAAGTACTACGACTGATTCATAACACTCGCTGAGAGGCCCCCAGGAGCGTCTGGAAGGCCTCTCTTTTTCTATTTAGGTACAATCTACCGTGAACGATATTCTAGAGGCTTTACGGGGCGATTTTAAGCTCTTTCTTCAAGCACTGTGGCAGCAGCTTGATTTACCTTCCCCAACACGAGCACAATACGCCATTGCAGATTACCTGCAGTTGGGACCAAAACGACTACAGATCCAAGCCTTTCGTGGTGTCGGTAAGAGTTGGATTACTGGTGCCTTTGTGTTGTGGACACTCTTCAACAACCCAGAAAAGAAGATCATGATTATCTCCGCTTCAAAAGAGCGTGCAGATAACATGTCCATCTTCCTTCAGAAGCTAATTATCGAGACACCTTGGCTCTCCCATTTGAGACCAAAGAGTGATGATGCCCGGTGGTCTCGGATTTCCTTTGATGTGAACTGCTCTCCTCACCAAGCACCGTCCGTTAAGTCAGTCGGTATCACGGGTCAGCTCACAGGTTCTCGTGCTGACCTGATGATTCTCGATGACATCGAAGTGCCTGGTAACTCGATGACCGAGATGATGCGAGAGAAGCTCCTTCAGCTCTGTACAGAAGCGGAGTCCATCCTCACACCGAAGAAGGACAGCCGCATTATGTACCTTGGCACTCCACAGACTACTTTCACCATCTACCGCAAGCTAGCGGAACGTAACTATCGTCCATTTGTCTGGCCTGCCCGGTATCCACGTAAAGACAAGCTCAGTCAATACGAGAACCTCCTTAGCCCACAGATCGTAGAAGACATCGAGATGGGTGCTGAGGAGTGGACACCCACTGACCCAGACCGTTTTCAATCGGATGACCTGTTGGAACGTGAAGCAGCCATGGGTCGTAGCAACTTCATGTTGCAGTTCATGCTGGATACCACCCTTAGCGACGCTGAGAAGTTCCCACTTAAGTTTAGTGACCTGATTATCACGTCAGTCAACCCTAAACAAGCACCTGATGCTGTGGTGTGGTGTTCTGATCCACGCAATGTCCTCAAAGACCTTCCCACCGTAGGTCTGCCTGGTGACTACTTCTACTCACCCATGCAACTACAAGGTGAATGGAGTGATTACACCGAAACTATCTGCTCCGTTGACCCCTCTGGTCGTGGTAGTGACGAAACCGCAGCAACCTATATCTCTCAAAAGAATGGCTTTCTCTACGTTCACGAAGTACGAGCGTATCGCGACGGTTATAGCGACAATACACTTCTTGACATCCTTCGTGGGTGTAAGCGGTACAATGTTACTAAACTCCTTATCGAAACAAACTTCGGTGACGGTATCGTCGCAGAACTGTTCAAAAAACACCTTCAACAAACCAAGCAACCCATAGACGTAGAAGAGGTCAGAGCCAATGTCCGTAAGGAAGACAGAATCATTGATGCTCTAGAACCCGTCATGAACCAACACCGGCTCATCGTTGATCGTGGTGTGGTGGAATGGGACTACAGCTCCAATAAAGACGCAGCACCTGAAGAACGACTGCTGTACATGCTCTTCTACCAGATGTCTCGGATGTGCCGGGAAAAGGGTGCCGTCAAACACGATGACCGTCTTGACTCCCTAGCTCAAGGTGTCAAATACTTCACCGATGCCATGTCCATCAGCGCCTACGAGGCCGTTAAAGCCCGTAGACAAGAAGACTGGCAAGACTTGCTTGAGACATTCTTGGACGACCCTCAGAGCGCCACAGATCACCTCGTCTTTGGGATGAGTCTGGACCAGCGAAAGGCTGCTAGAGGGGGCGGTAAACGGGGAGGTATTCCCACCTGGGTCTCAAACTAAGACGCAAGTTGCACCAAGGGGTTTGACCGATAACGGATTAGAAGCGGGGAAGGGGGGAGTCGTGTCTCACGAGACGTGATCCCCAACTCCCCCTCTATCAATGTCCCTGGGGATGGACATTCTGTGAGTACTGAACTCAAATGACACAAAAGACACAATTTACTGATGTCCTCAGCGAACGAAGTGAGCGGGTGAATGGACATCTCTAAATAACTACTACTACTTTCTTTTAGAGGAGAAGGAATCGGGATCATCTAAATGGCCTCTTGATTGGCCATCTGAATGATACAGGATTCATTTCTCTCATTAAAAATCCTAGTAACTACAACTTATTAACAAACCAACTAATGCACACAGCTTCACAACGTCCTACTACATTCCACTCCGTAGGACTCATCCACATCACACCAGAAGCAGAGAACCTCATTAGCTACATGGCTAGGGTCTCTAACCCATCCAATCAATCAAACACTGAGACCAGTGCTAAGCTAATTAAATACCTTATTGATCATCAACATTGGTCTCCCTTTGAGATGGTCAACATGTGCGTAGAGATCAACACAACTAGAGCAATAGCAGCTCAAATCCTGAGGCATAGAAGCTTCTCCTTTCAGGAATTTAGTCAACGGTATGCAGATGTAACCACTATTGGTACTCCGGTGATTCCGTCACTTCGTAGACAAGATTTGAAAAACAGACAGAACAGCACAGATGATCTTGATACAACCAAGAAACAACAGTTCCTTCGTCGTATTCAACAACACTTTGCAGAAGCTGAGGATCTCTACAGAGAAATGGTGTCAGCAGGTGTAGCAAAGGAATGTGCAAGAGATGTTCTTCCGTTGAGTGCTCCTTCTAGGTTGTACATGAATGGAACCATTAGGTCTTGGTTGCATTATTGTGATCTGAGGACTGCTAATGGTACACAGAGAGAACATGCAATTATTGCAGGTCAGATCCAGGATCTTCTTTATGTACATGTACCCAATGTTTGTGAGGCGATGTGGAGCAAGGATTAGTTTTGTTTACCAGTAGTAGCCATTACCACTAATCACCTATGACACAACAACATCCGATCACCCCGCCGCCCGCGCTAATCGAAGGGTGGGTCAGTGACTTCTTCGGCGCACCTCTTACTCCCGGCGAAGGCTCTATTGATTTAGCCACCCGCGCTGCCCAGTGGGGCGCTGACCAGGAGCTGGAGGCGTGCTGTGAGCATCTGGTGCGCCGCGCTCAATGGGAGCCAGAGGATGTCGATGAACTCCGTACCTCACGCCGCCCCAAGCCGCCGAGCTTGAAGGAGCAGGCGCTTGCTCTTGTTGAGCAGCACGAAGACGGCTGGCGGCCGTCACCCAAGGACTGGGACACCATCCGCCGCGCATTGGAGGCACTGCCCGACAGCATTGTCGTATTTCCTTCTCAGTGTTAAAAGCATTAAAAAGCGGCAGGATGTCACCCCCGCCGCTCTTGCAACTGG